GAATCGATCCACAAGATGGAAAGTTCTTTGTTGCTAAGAAGGGTATCTTTAATAAGAGCCCAAAGGTCTATAAGTCTCATGCTGACATTGAAGCTGACACTAGTGGAGATCTACAAAAGAAACTAATCATTGCATTTGATAACCTAAAGCTTTTAGGAATCAAAGGTGTAGTGCAGGGCGATATCATGTTCACTCAATCAGATTTGAAGAGTGAAACTATTGAAGGTGAGGAGTATATTACATTCCATCCAAACACCATCGTTTACGCTGTACCAAAGGATGAAGCTAGTGCTTTGCTAAATGCAAACATTGGTGTAGTTTTCCATACGGCGTATGATGGCAAATTTTTCGAAGAAATGAGAGCATCTTATGGCGTTGACGTTGAAGCATTCAAGAAAACCACAAAGGTCTGGGCTGTATCAGCTGGAGTTGCAGACCTCGGTGGCAGAGCAACACTCACCTCGAGTGAGACGAAGCAAATCACGAAAGTATTATCCGATGCAGGTAAAATATTCCAGTCTATTGGAAGAGGAGTATTTACTGCAATCTCATCAGACAAAGAACTTAACGTCATCATTAATACTTACAACAACACCTTCATTCGACGAGCTGAGCGAATGGGATCAGGACGAGATCACGTACGAGGATTACTAAAGTACATCCACGATAAGTATCAGAAAGACATTGACAAGCTTAAGACAGATAAGTCTAAGGATGCTAAAGCTCAAAAGCGTCAAGACGTTTTAAATATGCTTGATAGTCATGTATCAGACTTAGAAAAAATCTTCGAATTGCAGAAACATATCGTTGCTGCAAAGGAGATTATTATAAATAAGCTAAACCAGATCAATACTACCAAAACATTTGTAAAAACAAAGCAAGGCTTTAAGGTTACAGGTGCAGAGGGATTTGTTGCAATTGATAGGATTGGCGGAGGGGCTGTTAAACTGGTTAACCGTCTCGAGTTCTCAACGAACAACTTCAATCCAGATATTATCAAAGGTTGGGATAGTCCCGGCCGCGGTTAATGGGAAACACATGTTAAATTTTAAAGAATACTCAAAAGAGTTAGACTCCGTCGCCGAGACTGTAGAACTAACAACGGAAGAACTTCAACAGATTGATGAAGTATTAGACACCGCTGGTCGTCTAAAGCGTAAAGCTTCTTTCATTCGCCGTAAAGCTAGAATCTCACTAGCACGCAAAATGCAGGCTCACCGCCTCGCTTCTTCAGACCGTATCAAAGGTCGAGCAAAAACAAGAGCCAAATCACTATTGGTTAAGCGCCTTTTCCAAGGGCGTTCAATGTCTCAAATTCCATTATCACAACGAGCACAAGTAAGTAAAAGACTTGAGCGTATGAAAGGTGCTATTAAGCGCATTTCTACAAAGCTTATTCGTCGTGTAAAGCAAGATGATATTGCACGTAAGACTGGTAACTATAAGAAGAATAAGTCTTCTAGTTCAGCAGGGGCAATGTAATTGAAACACTTTAAAGAGTATTTGAAAGAGGCAACCGGCCACGTAACATTTACGTTTGGTCGTTTTAATCCTCCAACAGTTGGTCATGAAAAACTTATTGAAAAAGTGCATTCAATTTCTAAAGGTACGTATCGTATCTACGCATCACAATCTCATGATGCTAAGAAGAACCCATTAGACTACACTACTAAAATTAAATTTATGCGCAAGATGTTTCCACGTCATGCGCGTAATATCATTGCCGATGTGAAAATCAAGACAGCGTTTGATGCTCTTGATTCGTTGTATGCTCAAGGTTATAGATCTGTAACTTTTGTCGTTGGCTCTGACCGTGTTGAAGAGTTTGATAAGACTCTCAATAAGTACAACGGAGAGAAACGTGCAACAGGATTCTACAATTTTGAGGGCGGCGTACAGGTTGTCTCTGCTGGTGAGCGTGACCCGGACGCTGAAGACGTTAGCGGTATGTCTGCAAGCAAAATGCGAGCAGCAGCCGGAGATAACAACTTTGAGTTGTTTGCAAAAGGCTTACCAAGCGGATTTAAAGAAGCGCAGAAACTTTTTAATGCAGTGCGCGCAGGAATGGGACTTAAAGAGTCATACAACTTTAGACAACACATCCAACTGCCAACACTCAGCAAAGAACGTGAAGCCTATGTGAATGGTGATCTATTCAAAGTAGGTGACGTAATTGAAATCAAGGAATCGAAAGAGCTTGGTCAAATCCAACGCCTTGGTTCCAACTATGTGATTATCGAAACTTACAATGGTAACAAACAGCGTAAGTGGTTAAAAGACGTGATTAAAGTCGAGGAAGCTGTGATCAACGAGATGTTGAGCAAGACTAACTGGGCTGAGTATACATCAATAAATAAAACTAAAATTAAGTCTTTCAACGACTTATCAACATCTAATGGGAAATCAAAATGAGCGAAAGAATTCTTAAGCTTTTAGAAGCAGAGCGTACATTAACTGGGCCGTTTTATACTGGTGCAACGTTAATTCGTGTTTTCAATGATACAGCTGGTGCAGTACTATTAACAGTTAAAGACGGTGTAACGACAACCGGTTCAGTTACTGTTAAAGCTGGTGAAGCAATTTTCATCCGTAAGAAGAGTGCTGAAACACTTGAAGCATCAGCAGGCGTAAAGACTGTGCCTGTTGGTTTTGGAGACTAATATGGCAACGCTGAAAACGTTCATGGAAACACATCAAATTGTTTCCGCTGATTTTAAGATTAGTGCTAAGTCTGGTCGTAAAGTTCGTACTCAAACTAAAAACGTAAAAGATGAAGACGATCTAAAGACTGAAGACACACAAGTTGTTGAAGGCCTTGGTCGTGGTCGTGAAGACGATGAGTATCATGTTCCAGATCCAGTAAGACAACCACAGCATAAAATCCATGTTGAGATTACTCCAAAGGATTCTACTGTTAAACAAAAACGTACAGCTACAGTGTCTACTCATCATGGTCGTGAACATGCAGTAAAGACTGCTCTTGCCCATTATAAGAAACAAGGTGCTACAGTTCATAGTCATCAATATGGTGGCGTACATGAAGAAGTTGATAGTTTTGAAAAGGCTATTTTTGAAACTACAGATCAAGGCGAATTGCGATTATTGCAATTAGCACGTCTCGGTTTAGTTGATAGTTCAGATGTTAGTAAATTAAAGAATGCATTAGATGCACTTCACTCTGATAAGCAATTAACACCAGCTCAACGTACATTAGTTATCCATGTGTTTACTAGCTTGTCTAGTTTAGTTACAGGTGATATAAGTATCTTCAATCGTGTAAAATCTGAAGTACAAAAAGAATCAACAGAACCATCAATGCGCATTCGTAATCTTGCTCGACTAGCGTTGGAAAAACAACAGAGTAAGAAGTAATGGAAACTGAAAGAATAGCTAAATTGGAAATCCAAGTCGAAGGCATCAAAGAGGACGTTAAGGACCTTAAAGCTGACGTGAAGGAAGTTCATTCGCGTATAACAACAGGCAATCGCGAGATCATTGAAAAGATCGAAGCAATGGACCAGCGCTTAGATGCAAAACTAAACAAAAGCGCCGAAACAGCAAAACAACAGCATCACGAAATACAAGTTGAAATCCAAAAAGACATTAATAATATTAGTATTAGAGTTGATGTTCTTGAAAGATGGCGTTGGATGATCGCTGGTGGTGCAATCGTATTAGGGTATCTCGTAGGTCACGCAGATATCGTTACTAAATTTTTAGGTTAAGGAAAATAAAATGACTACATGGGGTATTTTTAAATCAGACTCAATCTCTGACAGTTATTCAAAACTAAAGACAGAAGGTTGGGATGATATGCTAAAGTCCGTCAAGGACAAGAATGCTACTCAACCTAATGGTGGCTCTGGTAAAAAGCAAGGTTCACGTTATGGCGGCGGCAAACAAAAAGATGACGAAGCTCAAGAACGTAAAAACAAGAAGAATGAAGAAACTTCTGTTGATAAAGAATCAATGATTGCTGATGATTCAGCAATTATAGATGAAGAGAAGCAAGGCGAGATCGTTAAGATGGGCGCTAAAGAAATTAAACATGCAAACATGAAGGATAAACAAGATGATGCAGAAATTATGGAACCTCATTCTGAAGGTGAAGCAAACTTTATTGACCAGCATTATGTCAACGTCACAGACGACGCAACAGCCGGTAAGCAAGACGGTGGAGCCGGTAAGCTTGGAAAAGCCACAGCGCCAAAAGGCCAAGGCGCCGGTAAGTACGACGGCAAAGGCAAAACCGGCGTCAAAGAAGACACCAGCGAAGAAGGCACCGTTGAAGAAGCCTGTGGTAAAAAAGGCTCCGGCAAAAAAAGCTTCAACAGCTTCAAAGCAAAAGTAACAGGATAACCTGTTCTGGCGACTTGAGTAAATAACAGAGGGATAGTCCCTCTGTTATGTTTTGTTAGGACATCATGAAAAGTTTTGAAGAACTGAATAGTAAGAATTTTATGCTCTTTGCCGCAAAGAGTTATAACAACCCTCAGTGTATGACTGAAGAAGAATTTCAAGAAGATCTTCAAAGGTTCAAATATCTAAAGAGGTTGTTTAATCGTTATGAGACGAGTGGTGAGTTAATTGAACGCTTAATCCTTAATCATTTGATAGTACTATACAATGTGTTTGGTATTAAGGAAGCAAATCATATGATGTTTTATAAGATAGAAGAAAAGAATTGGTCGGTGTTAAAGACATTCCTTGTCTACTTAAACTACCTACCTGAAGAACAATATGTTGAGGTGCCTCTAGATCAAAAGGTTGTAGAGGTCCTAAGGAAAATTTAATGGCGATATTACAACGAGCAGTAGATGTCTACTATACGTTTAGATTCCTACGCCAATTGGTTACACCATGGAATGAAACTAAAGCATTCAAACTTGGTTTAATTGATGCTGATGGAAAGGTGTTACGTAAAGCAACAACACCTCAAGAGAAAGATGCTTATACACTATTCTTTCGTTTAGTGTATAACATGAAACGATTGCTTAATAAAGTACCTCTTGGTAAAACAAAGCTTGCATCTTACGTTGCAGCTTTATGGTTAATCAAAGAGAATACAAAGATGTCAGAAGAAGCTATTATTGAAGGCTTCAATGCATACCTTGAACAAGAAGGTATTACATTAGACAATACATTATCGGAGTCTAAAACTTGGATGACTAAAGGTGAGAACCTACTTCCAGGAAAGTACAAGTTAGCAGAACATGTTGTGTCTCCTATTACTGGAGAACTTGTGGCATTTAAAGGTTCATTGATTATGGTCAATGAATTAAGTGCTTGTCCACAAGCTAAGTTTAATGATGTAAACATTTATTCTGTTTATCACCCATCTACAAAACAAAAAATATACATAACGGTAGAGGACATCTATAGATGATTACGTTTAAAGAATTAGAAGAGCAATTGGACGAAGCCCACAAAGTTGGTGACAAGGTTCTTATTCATAAAGGCCCTGCTGATGTAAAGGGTAAAGAAGGTCGCGTTAGTGAAATCCGTAAGGGTTTATACAAAGGTGCACCAAAGACTTACACTGTTGATTATGACCACCATGAAACTACTGGTGATCGTAAGTCTATTCAGTTGAAGCCTACTCACTTCAAAGCAGTTAAAGAAGATTTAGATGAAGCACGTATGACTGCTGCAATGAAACTTCAACAAGCATTCCAACGTGAACAAGAGAAAACTGCTCGTGAACGTAAAGCCGGTGAAGACCTTCTAAAGAAGAAGGATGAACCAAAGAAGACTAACGAAGAAGTTGAACAGATTGACGAAGCACCAAAGGATCATACTATTGAAGCACATGGCATCAAAGGTATGAAGAGAACACCTTGGCGTAAAACATTCAAGCATGAAGATCATTTACATGATTGGGCTGAAAAGAACGATGCTGATGTTCATGGCACTAGAGAACTTGAAGGTGCAAAGAAGTCAGTTAAAGAAGGTTTAAAGCCTCAGCATAACATGCGTCCAGGTTGGATGTTAAAGGCTGATCCTGAATTAGCTGCTAAGGTTAAAAAGAATAAAGACATTGCTAAAGCACGTAGAGATTCTTACGGCAACCCAGCTGCAGGTAAATCTGTTAAAGAAGACGCTGCATGTAACAATGTTGGTGATGGTAAAATTGCTGGTACACAAGGTGATGCTGGTAAGAAGTCTGTTGCTACTAAAATGTTAAAGCGTAAAGTAGTAGACTTCAAAGAATTTGTTGAAATAGAAGAAGGTAAACAAGGTCTATGGGCAAACATTCACGCTAAAAGAAAGCGTATTAAGAATGGCTCAGGCGAGAAAATGCGTACTCCAGGTTCTAAAGGTGCACCTACAACTCAAGACTTTAAAAATTCTCAAGAACAAGTTGAAGCTCAATTTGACATGATCGAAGAATTAGTTGAAGAACTAGCAATTGTAGAAGGTGTTGATTCTGAAGTTGTATGGGATAGATTTGATTCATTTAGCGATGAAGAATTGCTTGAATACGCTATCGATAAAAAGGGCCATAAGTCTTCTACTGGTGGATTAACACAAAAAGGTGTTGATGCATATAATCGTAAGACTGGTGGTAACCTTAAGACTGCTGTCACAACACCTCCATCAAAACTAAAGCCAGGTTCTAAAGCTGCTAATCGTCGTAAGTCATTCTGTGCTCGTATGAGTGGAGTTGATGGTCCTATGAAGAAGCCTAATGGTGAACCTACACGTAAAGCACTAGCACTTAGAAAGTGGAATTGCTAATATGTTTCTATTATCTTTTCTCCCAGATTGGTTCTTCTTTGGTCTATTACTCCTAGCAGTTGTTGGTACATTTGCCGGCACTCTGCTAAGTAAGATTCCATTCATTGCCACCTACTCAACACCAATCAAATATGGTTCTATTGCAACCCTATTGTTTTCAGTGTACATGGTTGGTGGGATTGCTAATGAAGAATCATGGCAGAAAAAGGTACTTGAGCAGAAAGCAGAGATTGCATTATTAAAGCAAAAAGAGGCTGAGGTTACTACAAAAGTCGTAACGAAGTATATAGATAAACTTACAGTCGTCAAGGAAACTAATAATGCAATCTCGAAATATGTCACTACTGAAGCTGATGGCAAGTGTCAGCTTCCTAACTCTTTCAGCGTGCTCCACGACGCTGCCGCAAAAAACGAGCTTCCCGACTCCGCCGGAGCTACTGATGCGAGAACCTCAGAAGTTAAACTCTCTGAAGCAACCTCAACAGTCATCAACAACTACGGGCTCTGCCACCAAAACACCGAGCAATTAAAATCATTGCAAGAGTGGATTCGTGAGCAACAGAGAATTAACCCGTAACAAATCCCTCGATTGAAAAAATTTAGTCACGCCTGTTTACAAAGATTCAGGTGTGTGATATAATATACTTTGGAACTTTGGAGTTTTATAAAAGAATGCAAAATATTAATGTGATGAAGAGAGATGGTCTTAAAGAGCCATTTGATGTGAATAAAATCCATAAAGTTCTGGAGTGGGCTTGTGAGGGTATTAATGGAGTATCAATCTCCGAAATCGAATTAAAGTCTAACATCCAGATCAACGATGGAATGAAGACTGATGACATCCACGAGTTGCTCATCAAATCTGCTGCAGAGCTTATCTCTGAGCATACACCTAACTATCAATACGTTGCTGCTCGTCTTGTCAACTACAAGATTCGCAAACAAGTCTATGGTGAATATACACCTTGGAGTTTGAACACTGTCATTACACAAAACGTTATGCGTGGAGTTTATGATGGTGCAGTGCTTGCTGAATTCACTGAGCACGAAATTGATACACTAGATCGTTATATCAAACATGAACGTGATAACGATTTTACTTACGTAGGCATGGAACAATTCCGTGGTAAGTATTTGGTTCAAGACCGTGTCACTAAGACACCATACGAAACTCCGCAAGTCTTGTATATGTTAATTGCTATGACTCTATTCATGCGCTATCCTAAGGAAACACGCTTGAAGTATGTTAAGGATTACTACGATGCAACTTCTCAGTTTTATATCTCTCTTCCTACCCCAATCATGGCCGGCGTTCGCACTCCTACTCGTCAGTTTAGTAGCTGTGTGCTTATTGAGTCAGGTGATTCTCTGGACTCCATCAATTCGACATCGACTTCCATTGTCCGCTACATTTCTAAGAAAGCTGGCATTGGTATCGGCGCTGGTGCCATTCGTTCTCTTGGTAGTCGTATTGGTGATGGTTCGGTTGTTCACACAGGGTTGATTCCATTCCTTAAGTATTTCCAAGCTGCTGTCAAATCATGCTCACAGGGTGGTGTTCGTGGTGGTGCAGCAACAGTCTATATTCCTATTTGGCACCTTGAGTTTGAAAACCTAATCGTTCTGAAGAACAACAAAGGTACTGAAGAAACTCGTGTTCGCCACATGGATTATTGCTACCAATTCAATAAGACAATGTATGAACGTCTATTGACAGGTGGTAACATTACTCTATTCTCACCAGATGACGTGCCTGATTTGTATGAAGCATTCTATGCAGATCAGGATAAGTTCAAAGAGTTGTACCTAGCGTATGAACAACGAACTGATATTCGTAAGAAAGTTTTAACTGCACTTGATGTCTTCTCACAGTTCTTAACAGAACGTAAAGACACTGGTCGCATCTACCTAATGAACGTTGACCATGCTAATAGCCATGGCGCATTCATACCAGAAGTTGCTCCTATTCGTATGAGTAACCTATGTACTGAAATTGACTTACCTACTAAACCACTTAAATCTGCAGAGGACCTCGATGGCGAAATCAGTTTGTGCACTTTGTCTGCCACCAACTACGGACTCATTAACGAGCCAAAAGAATTCGAAAAGTACTGTGACCTCCAAGTTAGAGCACTCGACGAACTCCTTGACTACCAAAACTACCCAGTCCCAGCAGCTGAAAGATCAACCAAAAATCGCCGCCCTCTTGGCAACGGTATCATCAACCTAGCATACTTCCTTGCTAAACGTGGTTTGAAGTATGATGCGTCTTCATTGCCTATCATTGATGAGTACACCGAAGCATGGTCATATTACTTGATCAAAGCATCTGTCAATTTGGCCAAAGAAAAAGGCGCATGTCCTTTGTGGAAAGAAACTAAGTACTCACTTGGTTTGACACCTAACCAAACATACAAGAAAGAAGTGGATGAATTAATTCCACATCAAGAACGTATGGATTGGAATACTCTTCGCGAAGAGTTAAAAGTTTACGGTATTCGTAATTCTACATTGATGGCTTTGATGCCAGCTGAAACATCTGCTCAGATTAGTAACTCAACAAATGGTATTGAACCACCACGTGCTTTAGTATCATTCAAGCAATCTAAAGATGGTGTCATGGCTCAAGTCGTTCCAGGTTACCATAAACTCAAAAATCACTATGACCTATTGTGGGACCAACAGTCTCCAGAAGGTTATCTAAAGATTTGTGCAGTATTGCAAAAGTATATCGATCAAGGTATCTCTGTTAATACATCATACAATCCTGAAAACTATGAAGATAACAAAGTGCCTATGTCAGAAATGATTAAGCATCTTGTCATGTTTTATAAGTATGGTGGTAAGCAACTATATTACTTCAACACACATGATGGCGCTGGTGAAATGCATGAGAAGGAATTCAAAGCAATTGAAGACCAACTTGCTCAGCCAATCGATGGTGAAGAAGATTGTGAGTCATGCAAAATATAAAAGAGTTAGCTCTTAGTCGTTATGAAGTTTGTAAGGTCTGTCCTAAGAAGACAGACCTTCTTAAGCTTGAAAAATGTAAAGCTTGTGGTTGTATTCTATTTTTAAAAGTTATAGTCCCTAGTGAAAAATGTCCCTTAGGAAAATGGTAAATGTCATCTGTATTTAAGTTAAAGACTGTAAGTCACCTAGAGTCACCAATGTTTTTTGGCGAGTCAGTAGATATTGCACGTTACGATTCAGTTCGTTATCCGCAATTCGAAAAAATCACCGATAAACAATTGGGTTTCTTTTGGCGTCCAGAAGAAATGGACTTATCAAAAGATAGTAAAGACTTTGCTTCGCTTAATGATTTTGAACAACACATCTTTACATCTAATCTAAAGCGTCAAATCTTATTAGACTCAGTGCAAGGTAGATCTCCTAACCTTGCGTTTCTACCTATGGCGTCTGTGCCTGAACTTGAGGTGATGGTGGAAACATGGGCGTTCTTTGAAACAATTCATTCACGTTCATACACTCATATTATTCGTAACATCTATGCAAACCCAAGCAAGATTTTCGATGAAATTAAAACTATCCAGCCTATTCTTGATTGCGCTCATGATATTTCTGTATACTATGACGACTTTATTTATTATAGTCGTTGGTATGAGTTACTTGGACTCGGTCAGCACACTGTCAATGGTGAAGTCATTACTATCGACCTTTATGAACTAAAGAAGAAGTTATTCCTGTGTTTGATGTCTGTATACATACTTGAAGGTGTACGCTTTTACGTTTCATTTGCATGTTCATGGGCCTTTGCTGAGCTCAAGAAGATGGAAGGTAATGCTAAAGTTATTAAGTTCATTGCACGAGATGAGAATACTCACCTTGCTGCAAGTACATCTATCATTAAGCATCTATTGAAAGACGATCCAGACTTTGCTCGTATTCGTCATGAAACTGAAGCACAAGTTATCGAAATGTTTAGATCAGCGATCGAACAAGAAAAAGACTGGGCTAGGTATCTTTTCAAAGATGGCTCAATGATTGGCCTCAATGAAAAGCTATTAGGCGATTACGTTGAGTGGATTGGTTCACGCCGTATGAGAGCATTAAGTTATGCTTGTCCATATAGTGTACCTCAATCAAATCCTTTGCCATGGACGGAGAAGTGGATTGGTGGCGGTAACGTTCAAGTTGCTCCACAAGAAACTGAAATCACAAGTTACATCACTGGTGGCGTTAAGCAAGACGTCTCCGCTGAAACAATGAAAGGACTGTCACTATGATTATAGTGTACTCAAAGAATAATTGCCCTCATTGTGTTACTGCTAAAAGTTTGTTAGAACAAAACTTTGTAGAATTCACTGAGATTAACATTGAAACTAACGCAGCCGGACGAGACTACCTATTAGGAAAAGGTCTACGTTCATTACCACAAGTATTCGCAGGTGAAGAACTCATCGGCGGAGTTGATAAACTTAAAGTATGGTTAGAAATTAAAGATCAAACACTATGACAAAGAAGACTTACGAATGTAAATCATGTTCATGTGAAGCAACCATTGAGTTCAATTTTGATGAAGTAGGCGAAGAGCCATTGTATTGTCCATTTTGTGGAGACACATATATAGAAGAGGAACTAGACTTGGAATATCCTCATGACAACACAATGGACGATGAATGGTAACCCCTACGAATTAGGGGAACAGACATTCAAAGAGGTGTACGGATTCGTATACTTAATCACTTGCCTTAAGACAGGCAAGTTGTACGTAGGCAAGAAACTATTTTGGTCTCAAAAGACTAAGACCGTTAAAGGCAAAAAGAAACGTACAAAAGTAGAGTCAGATTGGAAAGACTACTACGGATCAAATAAAGTACTCGCAGAAGAAGTACAAACAAATGGTGTAGAGAATTACAAACGTGAAATCTTACACCTATGTAAGACTAAAGGTGAATGTAATTACCTTGAAGCTTATGAACAATTTACCCGCAATGTGTTATTAGATGATAACTACTATAACGAGTGGATAATGTGCAAAATACATAAGGCTCACATCAAGGGTTTATCTTGATTGTCCACGCCAATAACCTTCAGGACATACATGTGCTCTGGTGTTAAGTACACCATTTGTGTACCATAACATTCCACGTCTAGTAGCTTTCATTTTAGCTTTAGTTTCATCAGAATGTTTTACACCAATATGCGCTTCAGAACATATTTTACGACGCTCATCAGAATGTTTTACACCAGTTAATGTTCTTTTGATTTTTGCTTTTGTCTTTTCAGATTGTGGTTTTTTCTTACCTTTCCAATAGCCAGTGTTTCCTGGTTTGAATTCTGTAAGAGATGGTACTCGTGTCCAAGCCACATAATCGACATTTTCGATCATGTTAAAGTCTAATTCGAGTGAAGTGTTAAGACCCATTTTAATTAGGTCTTCTTGTGATGGAGTATAGATATCCATAGCTGACATGTCCTTTCATGGTAGAGTAGGTGGAGACTGCAATCTCGCGACCTACAACTATTTATACAAAATTTGTTTACAGCGAGCATAAACTGTGTTATAATTAAACTATGATTATTATTGACTTCTCCCAAATCTCTATTGCTGCCTTCATGGCACAACCCGATGCTGAGTTGACTGAAGGCTTCCTTCGTCATCTAGTGTTGAACTCTATTCGCATGTACAATAAAAAGTATCGTGACGAATACGGTCAAGTTGTTATTGCCGTTGACGGTGCTAACTCTTGGCGTAAAGGTGCGTTCCCACAATACAAGGCCCACCGTAAAAAGAATCGTGAAGCTTCCAGCATGGACTGGGAAAAGTTCTTTGAAATCCTCAACACTGTACGTGAAGAAATCAAGGAAAACTTCCCATATAAATTTGTGCACCTTCAAGGTGTTGAGGCCGATGACGTGATTGCTACCCTTGTTGAGGAAACTCAAGAATTCGGTAAGGCTGAACCTGTTATGATTATCTCATCTGATAAAGATTTTATTCAATTACACAGGTTCAAAAATGTCAAACAGTTCTCACCTATCCAGAAGAAAATGGTTGCCGACCCTAACCCTAAGCTCTACTTGTTTGAGCATATTATTCGTGGCGATAAAGGTGATGGTATCCCTAACATTCTTTCTCCCGATAATGCTATTGTTGATAACATTCGACAAAGTCCAATCACTCAGAAAAAGTTAGACGCTTGGTTAGCCAATGCTGAAAAGCTTGAAGAAGTTATGGATAGCGAAACATATCGTAACTATCAACGTAATAAACAAATCATTGACCTTTCATTGATTCCAAAAGACATCAAGCAAAACATTATAAATACATATGAAAGTCATGTTGTTGCTCCTCGCGCTCGCATCCTTGACTACTTAATTAAGAAGCGTTGTAGACTACTTGTTGAATCAGTGGGTGAATTTTAAAATATGGCAAATGTACATAAACGAATTTTAGTGTCAGAAATTCTAGACCAAGTTGCAAAAGCTGAGTCTAAGAAAGACAAAGTTGAAATCCTACGTAAGTATAATTCTCTTGAATTGAGAGATGTACTTAAAGGTGCATTTGACGATAGCATTCAATTCACTCTACCTAAAGGTGTACCACCTATTGACTCTGCTGAAAAGAAGAAGTACGATACGACACATCTAATCCATGAAACAAAGAAGTTCCGCTACTTTGTTAAGGGTGGTCCAGGTGATCAAATCAATCCAATTCGTAAAGAGAAAATGTTCATTGACATTCTTTATCGAATTAGCGATTCAGAAGTAGAACTCGTATGTCACATGAAAGATAAAACTCTTGAAGGTGTCTATAAGGGTCTTACTAAAAAATTAGTCGCTGAGGCATTCCCAGGATTACTTTCTAGATAAATAAACATATGATTAAAGATCTTAATCCAATCGCTATTTAAAACCAAAAGCTCGGTCATTGATGATCGGGCTTTTTTCGCTTTCAGGAGGTTCACTTTACTTTTACTCTATATTATGTTCTGTTAGTATGTACAACATTTCTCAAGGAGAACAAATGGTTCCTTACCAATTAGACCAACTCAAAAAAGATTCCAAGGAGCTCGATCATTGTATAGCAAGAATGAACAAGGAAGGACGAAGCGATCGTGCTAGTCAACTTCGAATGAAGAAAGCACATATCGATTCGTACATCGAAAAAATGACAGAGTCAAAGTATAAGTACCACTGAAAGTAGGTGATCAATATCTCGGCACAGGACCCATTGCGGGTCCTGTGTTCGTTTGTAAACCAAAGTATTAGTATACTAATTTAGTCAACTATTAGTGTACAACCAGCAAGAACTATGGTATAATTTACCTATGTCTATGATATACACCAAACAATCCGTCAAGCGTAAGGCTAAAAAGCCTGATGCTAAAGCCCGTGAACTTGCTGCTAGCTGGGAAGCTATGATGAAGAAGTACGAACCATCTAAACCGCTTCGCGTGTCTGGATGCACTGATTTGTCAAGCAGCTATAGGTTATCCATTCCAGAGGGTCGAGACACTAAAAAGTACAAGTCTCTGAATAGTGGTCACCACGATACCGCTTTGAAGCCCTCAAAGGCCTATACAGGCACTAAAATGATTGGTATTGGTACCCTACACAAGTCCAACGCAGTTCCTGTGTTTAGCACTGAAGAAGCAGGTGAGATGGCTCGTATGAGACGAGGATAAGTAGTACTTTAGGTTACAGTTTATAGTATACTAATTTAGTCAACTATTGGTGTACAAAGCTCGCAATCTATGGTATAATAATCTCATAAACAAAAAGGATAGTAGATGTATCGTTACCTTCTGATTCAACCTAATGGCGATGTTCAGGTTTTCTTCGTTAAAGCCTGTGCAGAATTATTCAAGCAAATCAAAGGTGGCGGTATTGTCAAGGAAGTTTACGTAGGACCTGAAAAATGATTTTTGACATTCTCGAAGAATTAGCAAGTGATAACTCACGATTGTTCAAGCAAGCTTTGCTTGAGAAACATAAGGACAATGACGTCTTAAAAGAAGTCTTTCGACTTGCTTACGATCCATTCACTCAGTTCTACATTCGTAAAATTCCTGCTTACACACGTAAGACGGATGGTCAGTTGACTTTGCAAACTGCAATGCCTCAACTAGGAATGTTGAGTACACGTCAAGTTACAGGT